ATGACGGAAGACAGGGACAACGGGCGGGCGGAGACATCGACCTCGGGGCCGCAAGGGCTTCGATCGGGTGCCGCCTGGATCGCCTCCGCAGGTGCGGACATCCAGAACGCATTCCTGGATGACCTTGATGAGGGAGAGCTTCGTGCTCTCCCTTTTTTGCTCGAATTCTGGGCCCTGCCGCATCAGCTGCCCCCCGAGGGGGACTGGCGGTCCTGGGTGATCATGGGCGGGCGCGGCGCGGGCAAATCGCGGGCGGGTTCGGAATGGGTGCGGACCCAGGTCGAGGGCAACCTGCCGCTGGAGCCGGGGCGCTGCCGGCGCCTTGCGCTGGTGGGCGAAACCTTCGATCAGGTGCGCGACGTGATGATCTTTGGCGAAAGCGGCATCATGGCCTGTTCGCCCCCCGATCGCCGTCCGCTGTGGAAGGCCAGCGAGCGCAAGCTGATCTGGCCCAACGGCGCCGAGGCGCAGGCGTTTTCCGCCAGCGAGCCCGAGGCGCTGCGCGGCCCGCAGTTCGACGGCGCCTGGCTGGACGAGCTGGCGAAGTGGAAGAAGGCGCAGGACACCTGGGACATGCTGCAGTTCGCGCTGCGGCTGGGCGAGGATCCCCGCGTCTGCGTCACCACCACGCCGCGCAACGTCGGCGTGCTGAAGAAGCTGCTCGAAAGCCCCTCGACCGTGGTGACCCATGCGCCCACCGAGGCCAACCGCGCCAACCTGGCCGACAGCTTCCTGGAGGAGGTGCGGGCGCGTTACGCGGGCACGCGGCTGGGCCGGCAGGAGCTGGACGGCATCCTGATGGCCGATGCCGAAGGGGCGCTCTGGACCGAGGCGATGCTGAGTGCGGCGCAGGTCACGGAGGTGCCGCCGCTGGATCGCATCGTCGTGGCGGTGGACCCGCCGGTGACGGGCCACGAGGGGTCGGATGAATGCGGCATCATCGTCGCGGGCGTCGTGCGCTCGGGGCCGGTGGGCAGCTGGCAGGCCTATGTGCTGGAGGATGCCTCGGTGCGGGCGGCCTCTCCTCGGCAATGGGCCGAGGCGGCGGTGGCGGCGATGGCGCGCCATGGGGCCGACCGGATCGTCGCCGAGGTCAACCAGGGCGGCGACCTGGTGGAAAGCGTGATCCGGCAGGTCGATCCCCTGGTGCCGCTGAAGCAGGTGCGTGCGACCCGGGGCAAGGCCGCGCGGGCCGAGCCGGTCGCCATGCTTTACGAGACGGGCCGTGTGCATCACGTGCGCGGCCTTGGCGCGCTGGAGGATCAGCTGGCCCAGATGACCACCCGGGGCTGGGAGGGCAAGGGCAGCCCGGACCGGCTGGATGCGCTGGTCTGGGCGCTGCACGAGCTGGTGCTGTCGCAGCGCAGCAGCGCGCGTCCCCAGCTTCGGGCCATCTGACCCACCGCACGGTGGTCTGAGGCGAATTTAATCCATTTGCAGCACATTCCTCGCACGGCCCGGGACGAACCCGGCCACCGCCCGGGGGCGGGACGCGACGCAAGCAAGGAGAGACGCATGGGGGTCATCGACTATTTCCGCAAGGATGCCGGGTCGTCCGACAAGGGCGCGCCGGAGCGGAAGGCCTCGGCCACGGGGCGCATCGTTGCCTATGCCAGCGGCGGTCGTGTCGCCTGGTCCGCGCGCGATACCGCAAGCCTGACGCGGACCGGCTTTACCGCCAACCCCGTGGTCTTTCGCGCGGTGAAGCTGGTGGCCGAGGCCGCAGCCTCTCTGCCGCTGATCCTGCAGGACGAGGCGCGCCGCTATGACCAGCACCCGGTGCTGTCGCTGCTGCGCAACCCCAATCCGATGCAGGGCCGGGCCGAGCTGTTCGAGGCGCTTTATGGCCAGATGCTGCTGACCGGGAATGCCTACATGGAGGCCGTCGCCGCCGAGGAAGGCACGCCGGTCGAACTCTACGTCCTGCGCTCGGACCGGATGAGCCTGGTGCCCGGCGCGGATGGCTGGCCGGTGGCTTTCGATTACACGGTGAATTCCAGCAAGGTGCGCTTCGACGTGTCGGGGCCGCGCTCTCCGATCCTGCATCTGAAGACCTTCCATCCGCAGGATGACCATTACGGGCTGTCGCCGCTGCAGGCGGCGGCGCAGGCGCTGGACGTGCACAACTCGGCCTCGCGCTGGTCGAAGGCGCTGCTGGACAATGCCGCACGGCCCTCGGGGGCGATCGTCTACAAGGGCACGGATGGCGAAAGCACCATGAGCCCCGACCAGTTCGACCGCCTCGTGGCCGAGATGGAGATGTACCATCAGGGCGCCGCCAATGCCGGCCGGCCGATGCTGCTGGAGGGGGGGCTGGACTGGAAGCCCATGGGCTTCAGCCCCTCGGACATGGAGTTCCACAAGACCAAGGAGGCCGCCGCGCGCGAGATCGCGATTGCCCTGGGCGTGCCGCCCATGCTGCTGGGCATCCCCGGAGAGGCCACCTATGCCAATTACCAGGAGGCCCACCGCGCCTTCTTCCGCCTGACGGTGCTGCCGTTGGTGACCCGTGTCACCGCCGCCGTGGCCGAATGGCTGGAACGTTTCAGCGGTGAACAGCTGGAGTTGCGCCCGGATCTGGACCGTGTGCCGGCGCTGTCGGCGGAACGCGACAGCCAGTGGAAGCGCATCGGCGAGGCCGATTTCCTGACCCGTGCCGAGAAGCGCGCCGCCCTTGGCCTGCCGCCTCTGGACGATGGCGATGCCTGATCCGCGTCCCGTCTACGAGGATTTCGAATGCGGCCCGTCGCTGCGGCTGCAATCGCACGAGAAGGTCTCGAAGTTGCAGAACGACGCGCTGCACGAGCGCATCGCCCGGCTGGAGGCCCTGGTCGAGCGGCTGGAAAAGCGCCTCTGGCTGACCGTCTTCGGCATCGTCGGCGCGATCCTTGCCCAGGCCTTCCAGTCCATCCTGGACCAGCTTCCCTGATCGGAGACCATGACCATGTACGAACAGATGAAAGAGGCGGCCTCGGGGCTGGAGCAGAAGTTCTGCCGTTTTGACGAGGACCTGACGGTGCAGGCCGACGGGCTGACCATCGAGGGCTATGCCTCGCGCTTCGGGGCCTGTGATCAGGGCGGCGACATCGTTCAGGCGGGGGCCTACAAGTCCAGCCTGGCGCGGCTGATGGCCGAGGGGCGGCGGGTCAAGATGCTGTGGCAGCATGATCCCGCCCAGCCCATCGGCATCTGGGACGAGATCCGCGAGGATGCCACGGGCCTCTGGGTCAAGGGGCGCCTTCTGGAGGGTGTCGCGCGGGGTCGCGAGGCCGCCGAGCTGATCCGTGCCGGGGCCATCGACGGGCTGTCGATCGGCTATCGCACGAAGCGCTCGGCCAAGGATGACGGGGGCCGCAGGCTCCTGACGGAACTGGAGCTGTGGGAGGTGTCGCTGGTGACCTTCCCGATGCTGCCCAGTGCGCGGGTGGCCGCCAAGGGGTTCGACCCCCTGGAAGAGCCGCTGCGCGAATTGGCAGCGGCCCTGAGGGCCGCAGGGGCCGAGTTGGGCGGCCGCTAGGGCGCTCTCACCTTCCAATCGAGGAGTAGTCGATGGGTATGACCGAGAAGAGTTCTCGGCCCGGAGAGATCGTGTCTCCGGTCGCCGAGGTGAAATCCGCGCTGACGGATTTCGTGCGGGAGTTCAAGGACTTCCAGTTCGACATCAAGGAACGTCTTCAACAACAGGAAAGCCGACTGACCATGCTTGACCGCAAATCCCTCTCTGCCGCACGTCCGGCACTGGCCATCGCCGCCGAGATCGAGGCGCCCCATCAGAAGGCCTTCAACGCCTATCTGCGCAACGGTGATGACGATGGCCTGCGCGGCCTGGAGCTGGAAGGCAAGGCCATCTCGACCGTGTCGGGCGACGGCGGTTACCTGGTCGATCCGGTGACCTCCTCGACCGTGCAGTCGGTCCTGAAAAGCACCGCCTCGCTGCGTCAGATCGCCAATGTGGTGAACGTCAACGCGACCTCCTACGACGTGCTGATCGACACCACCGACATCGGCGCGGGCTGGAACGACGAAAGCTCGGTCTCGGAAACCTCGACCCCCTCGATCGACCGCATCTCGATCCCGCTCTACGAGCTCTCGGCGCTGCCCAAGGCCTCGCAGCGGCTGCTGGATGACAGCGCCTTCGACATCGAGGGCTGGCTGGCCGAGCGCATCGCCGACAAGTTCGCCCGCGCCGAGGCCGCCGCCTTCATCTCGGGCGATGGCTCGGACAAGCCGACCGGGTTCCTCGACCACACCTCGGTCGCCAACGGGTCCTGGACCTGGGGCAACCTGGGTTACATCGCCACCGGCACCTCGGGGGATTTCGACCCCTCGGACCCGGCGGATTCCATCGTCGAGCTGGTCTATGCGCTTGGTGCCCGCTACCGCGCCAACGGCACCTTCGTGATGAACTCGAAGACCGCCGGTTCGGTGCGCAAGCTGAAGGATGCCGACGGCCGTTTCCTGTGGTCGGATGGCCTTGCCGCGGGGGAGCCCGCACGCCTGATGGGCTATCCGGTGCTGGTGGCCGAGGACATGCCGGACATCGCGGCGGGCAGCTTCTCGGTCGCGTTCGGCGACTTCCATGCCGGCTACACCATCGCGGAGCGCCCGGACCTGCGCGTGCTGCGCGATCCCTTCAGCGCCAAGCCGCATGTCCTGTTCTACGCCACCAAGCGCGTCGGCGGTGACGTCAGCGATTTCGCGGCGATCAAGCTGCTGAAGTTCGCCGCCTCCTGAGGGCGGCGGATCGGCGGGGCCGGGGCCTCTCGGCCTCGTCGGGCGCGTGTCTCCTGCATGCGTTGTCCAGCAGCTCCCTCCGTCCGAGCAACGTTGGGAGACACGCGTCGGGGACGGCCCCGGCGCGCGGGTTGAGGACGGGCAGGGGCCCGGGATCACGGGAGAATTCGGATGTTACTTGTCGAAATCAATCAGGTCGCGAGCACGCTGCTTCCCATCGAAGCCTTCCGCGATCACCTGCGGCTTGGCTCTGGCTTTGCCGAGGACGGGCTGCAGGACGGTGTGCTGGAAGCCTATCTGCGGGCAGCCATTGCCGCGCTTGAAGGACGCACCGGCCAGGCCTTCCTGCAGCGGGACTTCATCTGGACGCTGGAGGAATGGAGCGATCCGGAGGGCGTGCGCGTGCCGGTGACACCGGTCCGGTTCATTCAGGAAGTGCGGATCTACGAGGACGAAGCCACCTATTCCGCGATCACCGGGGACGAATTCCGGATCACCGCGGATTCCTATTTCCCTGTGTTCCGCCGGACCTCGGGCCTGCTGCCGACGATTCCGGACAACGGCAAGGCCGAGGTGCTGATGACGGCGGGGGCCGCCACCGAATGGGCGGTGCTGCCCGGCGATCTGGCCCAGGCTGTGCTGCTGCTGGCGGCGCATTACTACGAGTACCGCAACGACCCGGGACTGTCGCGCGGCTGCATGCCGTTCGGGGTGACAGCGCTGATCGAACGTTACCGTCCGATCCGTCTTGGCAAGGGAATCCGTGCATGAGCCCGCGACTGAATCGCAAGCTGGTGCTGGAGGCGCGCAGCCATGTCGACGACGGGGCTGGCGGCAGCACCACGAGCTGGATCGCCCTTGGCACCCTCTGGGGCGAGATCGCGGCCCGCAGCGGCGGTCCCGGCAGCGAGGGCGGTCAGCAGATCCACGCGCAGCGTGTCCGGATCACCGTGCGGGGGGCGCCGGTTGGCGCCACGAACCGCCCGGTTCCCGGAGAGCGTTTCCTTTGCGACGGCCATGTCTACCTGATCGACGCGGTGAGCGAGGCCGATGCGGGCGGGCAGTATCTGACCTGCCTGGTCCACGAGGAGCTGGCACCATGAGCTATGCCGTCTCCGCAGCCCTGCAGACTTCGCTTTACCAGGCGCTCTGCGCCGATGCCGCGCTGGTGGCCCTGGTTGGCACCGCGATCTTCGACGCGCCGCCTCAGGGGACGCCGCCGGCGCTCTGGGTGGCGCTTGGTCCCGAGACCGTGAAGGACAGTTCTGACAAGAGCGGCGCCGGGGCGCTGCACGAGCTGGAAATCTCGGTCGTGGCCTCGGCGGACGGGTTCCATGCCCTCAAGACCGTGGCCGGCGCCGTGTCCGATGCCCTGGCCGGAGAGATCCCGGCCCTGGGGCGCGGCAATCTCATCTACCTGAATTTTCTCAAGGCCCGGGCGCGGCGGGAGGGGCGGCTGCGCCGCATCGACCTGACCTTCCGCGCCCGCGTGCAAGACAGCTGATCCCTGGACGGAGTGACGAACATGGTGGCCCAAAGCGGCAAGGACCTTCTGATCAAGGTGGACATGACGGGCGCGGGTGCGTTCCAGACACTGGCGGGGCTCAGGGCTTCGCGGCTCAGCTTCAACGCCGAGAGCGTCGATGTGACGAGCCTCGACAGTACCGGGGGCTGGCGCGAGCTGCTGGCGGGTGCCGGGGTGCGCTCGGCGGGGCTCAGCGGTTCGGGCGTGTTCCGGGATGATGCAAGCGACGAACGCGCCCGGCAGATCTTCTTCGACGGAGAGACGCCGGCCTTCCAGGTGATCATTCCGGATTTCGGCATCGTCGAAGGGCCCTTCCTGATCACCTCGATCGAATATGCCGGCGCCCATGACGGCGAGGCGACCTACGAGCTGGCGATGGCCTCGGCCGGGGCGCTGGCCTTCACGGCGCTCTGATGGCGAACCCGCTGGCCGGAGAAGTGGCGCTGATCCTCGACGGAGAGCGCCGGGTCATGAAGCTGACCCTCGGCGCCCTGGCCGAGCTGGAGGCGGGTCTTCACAGCGGATCGCTGGCCGAACTGGTCGAGCGGTTCGAGAGCGGCAGCTGCTCCAGCCGCGATGTGCTGGCGCTGATCGTGGCCGGATTGCGCGGCGGCGGCTGGGGAGGGCAGGCCCGCGATCTGCTGAGCGCGGAGATCGAGGGCGGTCCGCTGGAGGCCTCGCGTCGTGCGGCAGAGCTGCTGGCCCGCGCCTTCGTGCTGCCGGGAGAGGCAGGATGAGCGCCCTCGATTGGCCGGCGCTGATGCGGGCCGGGATCTGTGGCCTGCGGCTGCGGCCCGAGGAGTTCTGGCGCCTGACGCCGGCGGAGTTGCGCTTGATGCTGGGTGATCAGCCCGGTGCCGCGCCTGTCCTCGGCAAGGGGCGCCTGCAGGAGCTGCTGGCGGCTTTTCCGGACGCTCCGGCACAAGATGAGTAACCGGGTGCGCCCGGCAGGAGGAATGAGATGGCGGATGTAAACGGTGTCAATGCGCTGCAATCCCAGGTCGACAGCCTGGATGACAGCTTTGTCGCGGCGGCGGAAATGGCGGCCGGGTTCGGCGCCGAGCTGCAGCGAGTCCGGGCGGCGCTGGAGGAAACCGGCAAGGACGCCCAGACGCTGGAGCGTGGCCTCAGCCGTGGCCTGCGCCGGGCGCTGGATGGCGTTCTGTTCAACGGTGCCTCTGCAGGAGAGGCGCTGAGAGGCGTTGTCGGCACAGCGGGGCGTGTCGCTTATTCCGCCGCTGCCCGCCCGATCACCGACCAGTTCGGCGGGCTGATCGCCCAGTCGCTGGGCAGCCTCGTGCAAAGCGTTACCCCCTTCGCCAAGGGGGGCATCGTCAATGCACCGACCTATTTTCCGATGCGCGGTGGGGCGGGGCTGATGGGCGAGGCCGGCCCCGAGGCCATCGTGCCGCTGAGCCGGGGCCCGGATGGGCGGCTGGGCATCCGCAGCGCCGGTGCGGCGCAGCCCGTCCAGGTGGTGATGAACATCTCGACCCCGGATGCCGACGGGTTCCGCCGCTCGCAATCCCAGATCGCCGCGCAGATGAGCCGAGCCATCGCCCGCGGCCAGCGCAACCGCTGAGGAGCATCCCATGAGCTTTCACGAGATCCGGTTTCCCACCACGCTCTCCTTCGGCTCGACCGGGGGGCCGGAGCGGCGCACCGACGTGGTGACCCTGGCCAGTGGCCACGAGGAGCGCAACGCCCGCTGGCAGCATTCGCGGCGGCGCTACGATGCCGGGGTGGCCATGCGCTCCATCGACGATCTGGCGGCGCTGATCGCCTTCTTCGAGGCCCGCAGCGGCCAGCTTTACGGTTTTCGCTGGAAGGATTGGTCCGATTACAAGTCGTGTCTCCCGACCGCGACGGTCGGTGCCTCGGACCAGCTGATCGGCACCGGCGATGGCAGTTCGACCATCTTCGCGCTGAGCAAGCTCTATGCTTCGGGGAACGCGAGCTACACGCGGCCGATCAGCAAACCCGTCATGGGCACGCTGCGTGTTGCGGTTTCGGGGGCTGAGAAGGCCGAGGACACGGATTTCACGGTCGATTACGCCAGCGGCGTGATCACCTTCGCCGTGGCCCCGGCGCTGTCGGCCACGGTGACCGCCGGGTTCGAATTCGACGTGCCGGTGCGTTTCGATACCGATCATATCCATGTCTCGGTTGCGTCCTTCCAGGCTGGCGACGTGCCCAGCGTGCCGGTGGTGGAGGTGCGGATCTGATGAGCTTCGACCCTTCCCTTTCCGCCCATCTGGCCACCGGCGTCACCACCACCTGCAACGCCTGGGCGATCGCCCGGGCCGACGGGGTGGTCCTTGGTTTTACCGATCACGACGTGGACCTGTCCTTCGACGGTATCGATTTTCGCGCCGAGACGGGTCTGACGGCCAGCGCCCTCCAGCAGGGTACCGGCGTTTCGGTCGACAACAGCGAGGCCATGGGCGCGCTGAGCGATGCCGCCATTTCCGAGGCCGACATCGCGACGGGGCGTTTCGACGGTGCCGAGGTCCGTGCCTGGCTGGTCAACTGGGCCGATGTATCGGCCCGCCAGATGATCTTTCGTGGCACGATCGGAGAGATCACCCGCGCGGGTGGCGCCTTCCGGGCCGAGCTGCGCGGCCTGACCGAGAGGCTGAACCAGCCGGTAGGGCGGTCCTACCAGGCACCCTGTGCGGCAATGCTGGGAGATGCGCTGTGTCAGGTCGATCTGACGGATCCGGCCTTTGTCGTGACCGCGAGCGCAGCTTCGGTCGAGGAGGCGCGGGTCTTCCGTTTTGCCGGGCTGACCAGCCACGAGGCTGGCTGGTTCGCGCGCGGCATGATGCACATCCTCGACGGCACGGCGGCGGGGGTCACGGTGCCGGTCAAGCGCGACTGGATGGAGGGCGCGACCCGGGTCATCGAACTCTGGACGCCGTTGTCGGTCGATCCCGGACCCAGCCCCGCGGTTCGGCTGGAGGCGGGCTGCGACAAGCGGCTCGCCACCTGCCGGGACAAGTTCGCCAATGTCCTCAACCATCAGGGTTTCCCGGATATTCCCGGGGACGACTGGCTGATGGTGGTGCCCTCGCGCTCGGGCCAGTCCTCGGGCGGGAGCCTGAGATGAACGGGGCGGGGATCGTCACCCTGGCGCGTGGCTGGATCGGCACGCCCTACCTGCATCAGGCCTCGGTGCGGGGGGCCGGGACGGATTGCCTGGGCCTGCTGCGCGGTCTCTGGAGGGATCTGTACGGCGCCGAGCCCGAGAGCGTGCCGGCCTATACGCCCGACTGGTCCGAGCCGCAGCGCGAGGAGCGTCTTTGGCAGGCTGCCTGCAGGCATCTGCTGCAAAAGCCCCCGGGCCAGGAGGCGCCGGGGGACGTGCTGCTGTTCCGGATGCGCTCGGGCGGGGTTGCCAAGCATCTGGGTATCGCCGCCGAGGTCGGCCCCCGGGCCAGCTTCATTCATGCCTATTCCCGTCACGCGGTCGTCGAAAGCCCGCTGAGCGCCCCCTGGCGCCGCCGCATCGTCGCCCGTTTCACCTTTCCGCCGCAGGAGGAGACCTGAATGGCCACCATCATCCTGTCCGCTGCCGGGGCCGCCATCGGCGGCTCCATCGGAGGCACGGCCCTTGGTCTGTCCTCGGTCGCAATCGGGCGCTTTGTCGGCGCCGCGATCGGTCAGTCGATTGACCAGCGGATCCTGGGCACGGGCTCGGACGCGGTCGAGAGCGGCCGGGTCGAACGGTTCCGCCTGTCGAATGCCGGCGAGGGCGATGCGGTCGCCCGTGTCTATGGCCGGATGCGGATTGCGGGGCAGGTCATCTGGGCCTCCCAGTTCACCGAAAGCAGCACGACGACGGGCGGCGGCAAGGGCACGGGTTCTGCGCCCCAGGTCACGCAATATGCCTATACGGTGAACCTGGCCGTGGCGCTGTGCGAGGGCGAGATCTCGGGTCTGGGGCGGGTCTGGGCGGATGGCGCCGAAGTTTCTGCCGAGACGCTGAACATGCGGCTTTATACTGGCAGCGCCGACCAGCTGCCCGATCCCCGGATGGAGGCCATTGAGGGCGCCGGAGAGGTGCCCGCCTATCGTGGCACGGCCTATGTGGTCTTCGAGGATCTGGACCTGTCGCCCTTCGGCAACCGGGTGCCGCAGTTCACCTTCGAGGTGTTGCGGCCCGCACCGCTGTCCTTGCCGGGCGCCGCCGAGGAACCTTCCCATGCGATCCGCGGCGTGGCGATGATGCCGGGCAGCGGTGAATATGCCCTGGCGACGACGCCGGTGCGCCACGATTATGGCGGCGGCACGGGGCGGCTTCAGAACGTCAACACGCCCTCGGGCAAGAGCGACCTTGAGACCTCTCTTGATCAGCTGGAGGCCTCCCTTCCCAACAGCGGCGCGATTTCCCTGATCGTGAGCTGGTTCGGCAACGACCTGCGCTGCGGCAGCTGCGAGCTGCGCCCGAAGGTCGAGCAGATCGAGTTCGACGGTGCCGAGATGCCCTGGTCGGTCAGCGGCCTGACCCGTGACACCGCCGAGGTGGTGGCGGGGGATGGTGGCGGGCGTCCGATCTACGGCGGCACGCCCACCGACCTCTCGGTGATCGAGGCCATCCGCGAGATGAACGCGCGCGGTCAGGCGGTGATGTTCTATCCCTTCATGCTGATGGACCAGACCGAGGGCAACACGCTGCCCGATCCCTGGAGCGACGCGACCTTCCAGCCGCCCTTGCCCTGGCGGGGGCGGATCACCTGTGCAGAGGCGCCGGGGCGCACGGGCTCTCCGGACGGGACCGCGCAGGCGGCGAGCGAGGTGGCGGATTTCTTCGGCACGGCGCAGGCCTCGGACTTTGCCATCTCGGGCGATGAGGTCACCTATTCCGGTCCTGCGGAATGGCGCTACCGGCGCTTCGTGCTGCATTGCGCGGCGCTGTGTGCGGCGGCGGGCGGCGTCGACAGCTTCTGCATCGGCTCCGAGATGGTCGGGCTGACGCAGATCCGGGGCGCGGCCAACAGCTTTCCGGCGGTGGCGGCCTTCCGGGCTCTGGCCGCCGAGGTCCGCGCGATCCTGGGGCCTTCGGTCAAGCTGGGCTATGCGGCGGACTGGAGCGAATACTTCGGCTACCAGCCGGGCGATGGCTCGGGCGACCGGTTCTTCCATCTCGACCCGCTCTGGGCCGATGCGGAGATCGATTTCATCGGGATCGACAACTACATGCCGCTGTCGGACTGGCGCGACGGGTCCGAGCATCTGGATGCCGAAACGCATCCCTCGATCTACGACGGGACCTACCTGGCCACCAATGTCGAGGGCGGAGAGCTGTACGACTGGTACTATGCCTCGCAAGCGGACCGGGATGCACAGATCCGCACGACGATCACGGACGGGCAGGGGGAACCCTGGATCTGGCGCGTCAAGGACATCCGGAACTGGTGGCTGAATGCCCATCACGAACGGATCGGCGGCGTGCGGCAGGCCACGGCCACCCCCTGGGTGCCGCAATCGAAACCTGTCTGGTTCACCGAACTGGGCTGCGCGGCCATCGACAAGGGCACCAACCAGCCAAACAAGTTCCTTGACCCGAAAAGTTCCGAATCCGCGCTGCCTTACTATTCGGACGGCCAGCGCGACGAGCTAATGCAGCAGCGCTACCTGTCGGTCATGCACGGCTACTGGAACGATCCGGGCCACAACCCTGTGTCGTCGGTCTATGGCGCCAGCATGATCGACATGTCGCGCGCCTTCGTCTGGGCCTGGGATGCGCGGCCATTTCCCTATTTCCCGGGCAACCTCGACCTCTGGAGCGATGGCGAGAACTATCTTGCCGGGCACTGGATCACGGGCAGGGTCGGCGGGCGGTCTCTGGCTCTCGTGGTCGAGGAAATCTGCCGCGAGGCCGGAGTGGAGGAGATCGATACCTCGGACCTGCAGGGCTATGTCGGTGGTTTCCTGATGGATGAAGTCACGGCGCCCCGCGCCGCGCTGCAATCGCTGATGCTGCGCTACGGCTTCGACGCGGTGGAACGCGATGGGGTGCTGCGCTTCCTCATGCGCAACGGGCGGGTCGATGCGATGCTTGATCCCGATGCGCTGGCCGTTGTCACGGAGATCGAGGGCGAGACCGAGCGCCGGCGCGCACCGGAGGCCGAGATCGCGGGCCGGATGCGGCTGCGCTTCATCGAGGCGGATGCCGACTACGACGCGGTGACCGAGGAGGCGATCCTGCCCGGCGACACCAGCCGCGTCGTCTCGGGCAGCGAGCTGTCGCTGCTGATGAGCCGGACCGAGGCGCGCCAGGTGCTGGAGCGCTGGCTTGGCGAAACCCGGGTGTCCCGCGACAGTCTGCGCTTTGCCCTGCCGCCGTCGCGGCGCGACATCGGACCGGGGGACGTGGTGGGGCTGGAGGACGCCTTCTACCGGATCGATCGGGCCGACTTCACCGAGGCCGGCCTGTTCGAAGCCACCCGGATCGAGCCCGAGGTCTACGACCGGGCCGCCCTGGCTGAGATCTTGCCGAAAGGTCCGGTCTATGCCGCGCCGGTGCCGGTGCTGCCGCTGTTCCTGGACTTGCCGCTGATGCGCGGTGACGAGGTGCCCCATGCGCCCCATATCGCGGTGACGGCGGAACCCTGGAGCGGCGGTGCGGCGCTTTATGCTGCGGCCTCGGATGCGGGGTATCAGCTGGACCGGGTACTGGCGACGCGTGCGGTGATCGGCCTGACGACCAGCGTCCTGGAGCGCGCGGCGCCGGGGCGACCGGATCGGGGCGCGGGGCTGGAGATTGCGCTGACCTCGGGCAGCCTGTCCTCGACCGATGCGGCGGGGCTGCTGGCCGGTGCAAACCTGATGGCCATCGGCGATGGCACCCCGGGCAACTGGGAGCTGTTCCAGTTCCGCGATGCGGAGGTCATCGGCCCCCGGGCCTATCGACTGGGCCATCGGCTGCGAGGGCAACTTGGCACCGATGCGGGGATGCCCGACACTTGGCCCGTGGGGTCCTATGTGGTGCTGATGAACGGCGTGCCCGAGCAGATCTCCCTGGCGCCCAGCCAGCGGCGGCTGGCGCGGCATTACCGGATCGGGCCGGCGCAGAAGCCGGTGGACGACCCGAGCTATCGTCACGAGGTGCTTGCCTTCGACGGCAAAGGCCTGCGGCCCTACGCGCCCTGCCACCTGCGCGCCGCGCCTCAGACTTCGGGCGAGATCGCCTTCAGCTGGGTGCGCCGGGGCCGGATCGACGCCGATGCCTGGGACCTGGCCGAGATCCCACTGGGCGAGGACAGCCAGGCCTTCCGGGTCCGGCTGCGCAGCGCGGGCAGCCTGTTCCGCGAGGTGGAGGTGGCTGAAACCGGCTGGGTCTATTCGGTGGCAGACCAGGCCAGCGACGGGATTTCCGGACCTGTGGATCTGGAAGTATCACAGATTTCAGCCACATACGGTCCCGGCAGCCCCGGGATGCTGACCTTCGACCTTTGA